GGCGTTTCCGCAGCCCTAAAGGCGCGCTCCGCAGCGACAAACGGGTCTCCACCAGCCTCGTCCATCATCCGCATCAATGCAGCGCGCCTGCCTTGCGCGGTCGGGAAGGTTCTTGTGCTGTCAATCAAATAGGCAAGAGCCTCCGCCAGCGCGGCCCTCTCTAGCTGCGTTGGGATGCGGCCCTCAAAAGCGTAGGCCTGCTCGGCCATCCGCCTAAGAAACGGGCTGTCCATATCAAGCAGTCGAAGCCCCAGCGCCTCGGCCTCTGGGCTCAAGGAGTATCTACCAAGGCGAGGAGCCACTTGCTCAGGAGCCGGGAGCCCAAGCGGCTCTTGCGGAACCACAGTGCCCTCTGGCCGAGCGCCTGCTCGGCGTGCCTCCATCGCTTGTCGGATAGACGCGACCTCTGGCAGTTCATCGCCAGGCACATCGCGGAAGACAAAACTCTCAGGCGCGGGGGGCGGCCCCTCCGGCACAGGCTCTGGTGCTGGGCGCGGCCTCGCAGGCAGTTCGTCACCGGGAACCCTTGCCGCGCGCTGCAACATGGGGCCCAGCGTCGCCACACCAGCCTCAACATCAGACGCGCCGCGTATAATCTGCTCAGTCACGGGCCGCATAGACGGGTCTGCAACTGACGTCGGGTCGACCTTCCACCTCTGGAAAGCGCTCCACACGTCGCCGACAAGCTCGTTAAAACCAGCAACCGCGCCCGCCGTCTTCCTGACGCCCGTCTCCATGAAAGGACGCACAGGTCCCTCAAGCGGTCCCCTCGGCGCTACCGGCTTGTCAGAAAACTTGTCTAACGCAGACTGGACACGACGCCCGACCTCGGCCGCTTTAGGGCCCAGTTTAATACCGGCCCTGCGCGCTATGGGGTAGACCATGGCAGCGACAGGAACGGGGTGTGCGTGCGAGACCTCATAAGGCTTGTTGAATAACGCAGACATGAATGCGACAAGCTCGCGGCCAAGCTGCGGCCAGCGATCGACAGCCTCCTCAGTCAAGACGTCCTGCTGCCGTTGAGCCATGGCCTCAGACTCTTTAAGTGGTGCGCTGATGTCCGGGAAGAGGTCGGGCCCGACGATGTCGGCGATGACCTTCTTGCGGTCAGCCTCGGTAGAGTTCTCCCAAAAGGCCTTAGGGATGTTTCCGCCCGACAGCCACGACAGGAGCTCAAACGTTGCCTCTGTAAACTCAAGAGCGCTTCTGACTGCGTTCTGAGCAAACGTGCTGGTCTCGCTTCGCATGACACTGTCGGAGATAATCTCGTCCAACAGGTCAACCGATGCCATGTCCTCTTCAGCAAAGCGCCTATCCCAGCCGCGACGCTCTTCAGGCGACATCGTTATGCCCGCAATAGACATGTCTTCGTTCGACTGCCACTCGTCTGGGCTGGCTGCCTTAATGCCTTCAAGGGCGTAGCTTGTTGCAGCCCCGGCGGCAACACCAGGCAGGGCACCCACCCTTGTGAGAAGAGCCTGGCCGCGAGCTGCGGCAACCTTTGGTATGTCTCCAAAAGCTGCCTTCTGGTACGGGTTCAAGCCGCTCTGAAGTTCTCGAGCACGCTCAAAGCCTGGGTCTTCTTCTGGCGCTAGTACGCCTTTTACGGCCGAAACAAGCGGTGTATCAGGCCTGCTCTCGGCCTCAGCAAAAGCGCGCGTTCTTGGTAGTGGCTCGAAGCCGTACTTCGCAACGTCTTCAAGCGAGCCCGTCCCGTAGTACGCGGGCGAGCCTGTTTCTGGCTTGCCGTATGTGGTCAGGTAATCGGAGACGTCGGATGGTTGCGGCTCTACCCGTTGGTTGCGAAGGGCGGCCTGCCCTGGCGGTGCCTCAAAAGGCCGCTGCACGTCTGTCGCGTATGGCAGCGGGCGTTGCTGCATTGGTACAGGCTGAGGTGCAACGGGTGCCTGCTGCTGGAAGTCAAACGCGGCTGGCTGGTCAAACGTCAGCGGAGCTCCACGTTGAGGGCCTTCGTTTGGGATCATGGGCGCAGAGGCAAACTGCTCGGAGACCTCGATGTCCTGGCTTGCTGGGTCAAGCGGGTCAATGCCAAAGCTCGACATGAGTTCAACAAAGCGCTCTCTCGTTACGCCCTGGGACGCAAGCCTTTGAGCAAGCTGGCGCACGGTTGCCACGTTTATTTGCCCTTAAGGGTTCGCAGTGCGTTCTTTGCCCTTGTGATATTTTCGTCTAGCGACTTCCTTTCTTTGACCTGCGCCGCCTTTCGCTTCCTGATCTCGGCTGTTTGGCTCTTGACATCATCCGGGGCCAGCGTCTTGAACTCGTTCAGGCTCTTGGCGGTCTCAGGAAGCGTGTAGTCACCAGGTTGCGGGTCTGAACTCTTGGGTAGCTTGTCGCGCCGCTTCTCCATCTCGGCTATCCGGCTGTCGGCTGCCTTCATCTTGTCGCCAAAGTCTTCGATGGCGAGCCCTATTGCTTCGCTTAATGCCTGTTCCGCAGCGGACGCCTCCTCCAACACTACCTTCTCGGTAGCAGCGGTCTCGTAAAAGTCTTGGCCAAACTGCTGCCTAACCAACTCGTAAGCTGGTGAGGTTTTAAACCTCTCCTTTTTAACTTCCTTCAAGATGGTGCGCGCCGCGTTGATTATCTTCTGCTGTGTTACGTCTGTGACCTTTTTGGTTTTTGAGTTGTAATACAGGTTGCGAGCTTGCTGGATTCCTCTCTCAGCAGCAACGATTAGAAACTCTTTGCTTTGTCGCTCCTCAGCGGTTGGATCTTTGGGCGACCCTTTTGGTTTGGTTGCACCTGTTCGGCCACCGCGACTTTTACTACTCCCTCTGCGGCTACCCTTGAGCCTCGCAAGGCTAATAGCCTGAGCGGAGGAAAGCCTGTCGGCACCTCCCTTGGCCATCTTAGCCACAGCTTCTTCAGCTCGCGCCCTGACCAGGACGGGTGAGTCTGTACCGCTTTGCACAAACTGTCCGATGTCCTTTGCAGCGCCAGCCAGTCGAACCAAGTCTTCCGCTTCCTGCTGCTTACCTTGCCGCCACAAGGAGTTGTAGGCCATGTTCAGCTCTCGAATAGAGAACTCCCTGCCGCTCTCTCGCCCCATGGCAAACTCTTGAGCGGTCCTGGGCTCCCGCAAGAACTGCTGCTGCTTGGGCCTTTGAATGTAATCCAAGGTGGCTTGAGCTCGAGGCGTCAAGTTCTCTCTGTACTTTGCGGTGACTGCGTCCATCTGGGGCACCAAGTCTGGCCTGCCTCTCTCTGCAGCTACTTGGCCAGACTTCTTGGCGAGATACTCCACAAGCTCTGGCCTTCCAGCCTGGGCGACCCTCTGGAGCGCTTGCTCATACCTGGTGATTACAGGGTCGGCAGCCGCCGGGGCCTGCGGTTGCGGCGCGGGAGGGCCACCCCCAAACCGACCCGACTCCTGCATGCGGTCAAGATACCGCCCAAACGTCTCTGTGCTGCCGGGCCCCAAGCCCTGCCAGTCACCCGTGGCAACCATCTTTCGCACTTCATCAACGTTCATGCCGCGCTGTGCTGCGTACTGTGGCAACAGCCTGCCGAGCTTGCCCAGGTCTCCAATAACTTCAGACTCGTCAAGCATTGTAGTCGCGGGCGCAGGAGCAGCGGCCTCCGCTGGAGGACCAAGGTAGTCGAGAGCCCCTTGTGGAGTTTGCGCAAAGGGCGCAGGCTTTGTTCTGCCAGGGATAAATGTCTCTTGGTCGGTGGCTGCGAAGTCCTGCGCGAACTCTTCCTGCGCCTCGTTAAACGGACGCAGGTCTGGCCTCTCAGCACCCATGCCGCCGCCCAACACGCCCCTGGCAATATTCTGACGCGCCTCTGCATCTCCGAGTTCTTCCTGACGACGACGCAGCGCCTCCTCTGGCGTCTCCTTGATGTACGTCTGATAGATGTTAGAGCCCAGATCGTACAAGTCAGAGGCCGTGCGCACACCGCCGCTGATGGCTTGCATGATCTTGAGCGCCTTGTCCTCGTCGCTCTGCACCTTGTTGAAGAAGCGCTGGCGAGTAGGGGTCAGCGGGCCGGTGGCTGCTGAGATGTCAGGAAGGATGCGCGCCATGTTTACGCCCCCGCCTGCGGCTGGATTGACATCAGGGCGGCTTCAATGGCCGCCTTGCTCGCAGCACCGTTGTCGACGTCCCACCCACTAGAGCCAGGCAACCCGACCTTTAGCTCCTCAGTCCCAGCTGGCCTGTTCGCATTATATACCGCCATCGCCATGTTGTAGAACGCATTGGTGTTTGCGCTATCCGTGCCGCCGGTCCACGATGCAAACAATTGCTCAACTGGAATGCCAGCGGATAAGAGCGCTTCAAGCATCGCATCGCCCGGGGCGCTCTCCGGGCTTTCTGTTGCCATCATCCAGAGCTGGTTAAAGGACTGCTTAAGCGCGGTTCTCTGGGTCGGGTCGTTCGGGTCGAGGAACTTCGCCTTGCCGGCAATCTGCGCAGCCGCTTGCTCTTCGTTGATCTGACCAGACTCGTACTGATTCTCGATGAGCGCGATCTCATCGACAAACGCCATGCCGGCTCCCTGCTGGCCCGACTTGAGCTCGCCACGCTTAACCGCTTCTTCAGAGGCAGCGAGGGCAGCCTTTTCGCGCATGTCAAAGTACGCCTTCTCAGCCGCCTGCTCCGCGCTTACAGCGCCAGCTTCTGCCTGAGCGGCTGCCGCCATCTGCTCCCTCATGGCGTTGACAGCTGTCGAGCCGCTAAGGCCAGCAAGCCCACCACCCGTCGCGATGCCGGAGCCTCTTGCAGCCGCAACTCCGCGCGCAACCTGCGCTCGAGAGAGTTTGTTCGCCTCGTCAGCCGCGCGCCTGATGGCAGTGCCAGCCTGCTTGCCAAAGTCCTTCTGAGCGGCTGCGGCCTTCCTGGCCTCCGCAGTCTGCGCCGACAAAGCGCCAAGAATGTCTTGCTGTGACTTGCCTGCAAGGAATGGCGCAACGCTAATGCCGCCGCCCTCTGTGCTTGAACTCATGACCTACCTCACACCAAGTGTGTCTTGCCGATAATGTACACCCAAATACCCCCAGCGCCGACCATCATTGACGTGGCGTCATAACTACCGGGGCTCAGTGTTGGGTCTCCAAGTTTTGCCCGAACTTCAATCCACTGCTCTCCCCCCGCAACAGCAGACGGTGCGCCGGCAATATTTTGGCGCGAGCCAGTCGTAGAAGAGCCGCGACCGACAAACACGGGTTCGCCTTGCGACGTCATCCCGTTAAGGCTCGGCGAGCCAGTGCCTACCAAGTCCATTGCATGGAGTTCAATGTTCCACGGGTTCCGAGTGCCGGCGTTCCAATCAGCGCTCTCACCCGTTTGCGGAAGAGTTTCCGGCTGCCCGTGCTGGATGAGGTCAACCGCTGCACCGTACCACGACGGTGTGCCCGGCGCCTGTATCGTTTTGGGGCCGGCTACCTGTTGGTAGCCAAACGAGTCACCCCGCATGCCCATGCCGATGCCCACGCCAACAGTCAGCTGCATGGGCGTATATGCCGCCCCAGGAGTATTGTATGGCAGTCCGTCGATGGACTGAGGACCACCCGCCCCGCCAGACTGTTTGCGGTAGAAAGGCATCCAACTGTAAGTGAACAGCACATGGTGAATGGTCATGGGGCTTTCAATCGGAATATACCTGCGGTCGATTGCAAACTTGTTCGCACCGGTTGAACCGATGTAGGGCATGTCGCCAAAGTCCTGGGCGCACAACCCGCCAAACTGCATGTTGTTGAACAGCGGCACGGCAATGACGGTGTACGCCGCCGTATCCTTGAGCTCCTCAATCATGGGGAGGTCTGAGTCTAGCTTGTATCCACCTTGGAACTTCCGCCTCGACATCTCATCGATTACGGCCATTGACGTCTGCACGCCTACGGTTGCGTTGTTTGCCGATATGGGGTTGCCAGGGCCCACCGCCATCCCAGGGGTGTTAATCAGCGGCCTTGCGGTAGCCGAGTTCTGCCCGGCCCCCGTGGTGACCAGCCTTTCGACCAGCGTCATGTTATCGTTAGGCAGTCCGTCGTGGCGCTTCGGTATGTTTTGAATCCGCGTCCCCGAGTCTCGCGCCGTCAGTTTCGTTAGGAACTTGAGCGACACCTCAATGGACACAAGGGTGACATCTGTCCGCGCAGCGACATCTGATATCGGCCCAGTCCCCAGGTTGGGGGCCGAGATGGTAAACACGTAGGTCTTAAAGGGGTCGATGACCTCATTGATCGAGGAACTCACCCACGGGTTAAGGCGAAAGAAGCCATCCTGAACATCAAGCGCGTTGATTCTCCCAGACCAAACAACACGTCCGGGAAGAAAGTTTGTCGGGTTTGGCGTGCCTTCAAACCACGTCGGCATCTTCTCCATGACCGCAAGGTCAATCGTTAGCCGGTCAGATCTTTCATACGAAGTGAGCCCCTGGTAAATGCCCTCCCCATCGTCGCCGGTTGGGGCGCCGTCCCAGTTGCTAACAATCGCAGCTGGCTCTAGACGCTGGTCGAACGAAAACGAGATTTCGTCCAAGACAACCTCAGGCATGCTGTCCGACACTTGGACAGCGCGTCCGCCGCGCGCGCCTGACGTGCTGAATGAAAGTTGCTCTTGGAATGGCGGGAGCATGAACGGAATGGCATGGAACGGCCCATTAGAGTGTCCCGTTACAAAGTCTGGTATTTCAGAGGCTGTCTTGTTGCTTAGTCTGTCCAAAAAGGGCACCGACAGGTTTATTCGGAACGGTGCGTATGGACCAGAGCGCTGGTCCGATTCAATGTTTGCCGACGTAGCTTGGCTCTGGGCCGAGATCATTGGGTCAAAGACATGCTCCTTCAGGAGTTTGGCACCACGGGCCAGTTTGCTGCGTGTGATCTTGGCCATTACAGGGTCTGAACCTCCTCGAGCACCGTAATAGTGACGCTCCATCCCTGGAGGTACCACGGGTCGAAACCCCATGAGCCATACGTGAACCCGTCACTGGTGTTGTCGTAGAGCGGCAGCACGATCGCAAGACGCACCCTCGCCCTCTCGTGAATCGGTATATTCAGGTCCCGGTGCTCAAACAGCCTTCCATATAGGGGCCTCGCGTCGGCAACGTCCACCGAGTCATACGTCGGCTGAAAATCCGCCCAGCCAACGCCGCTTGAGTTCGGTTGGAGCGCAGACGTTGTTTCCTCGTTGATCTCAAGGAGGGTCCTTGTGTACTCAACGTCAGTCAACTCGGCGTCCTCTGGGGAGCCAGGGTTCATGACATCGAGGACAATGGGCAAGTCTATTGTGTTTGAGCTTGCCGAGAGTCCTCCGGGGACAGATGCGCCGGTTGCCCCCCCGGTATAGGTGTACGCAGGGGCGCTCGCTGCATCTCTCGTCCCCGGAAACGGTCTATCCGCGGTAACCCCGAGGTCGTTTTGCAGCAGCACGCTTACGCCGTAGAGAATCACCGGCTTGTCAAAATAAAGCGTTCGCGTCCAAGCAAACTGATCTGAGGATTGAATCCCGTCATCGATGCCTGGGACAGTTATGCCCTTGAACCTCTTTAAGTTGTACGGAGCGTTTTCTGGCATTGAAACACTACTGACGGGCAGGCCTCCCCCGACCGGCGATTTGTTGTTTGTGGCGTCAAGCCATGGCCACCTGTGCGTGTTGTCAGTACCGAGCTCCATCTGAGGGTTAAAGCCCGCGTGATACTGCGTCGCAACGAAGCGCTGCCTGGTGTTGCCCTTTTGGACGTTGTTGACGCCCTCTTCGATATCGCCAAGCGCTTTCTCCAAGCGCGAGCCATCGATCGTGGTGCCGTCATAGAACACTTCCTTCGTAAGGTTGCGCGTGTGCCGCTTCCAAGCCATCAGATATTCCCTGTCCCTGTAGCGGTGCCGGGGGTGAACAACGTGGGGTTCCCAGTTGCGTTGTAGCAGAACGCTACCTGCACGTTTGCGGCAGGGCCACCGTGAGAGATCATCGGCAGCGCTGTCGTCCCACTACCCCTAAAGACGCAACCAAGAAAGATCGCCCGGCCACTGGCCTCAACGGTCACCATTGACTGGGCCGAGTCAGTCGGCCTCTCAAAGGTGCATCCCCTGAATATCACCGTGGCCGTGCTCCTAACCACCGCACACCCCTCTGGTCCAGAGCCTGCGAGCAAGACGCCATCAATAACCGCAGAGCCGACAAGGTTAAGGCCCCTGTCCATGCGAGCTCCAGGCGACACTGCGTGCATCTCCGACAAGGTCTTTGACAGCGTAGCGCCACCGTATCCGCCTGGGGCAAGCAGAAAGGTGTTGTTGGCCACGCGCGTCTCTTTGAACGTCGAGCCGGGCATCGTAAGCCTTAGCGCAGACGCAATGTCCCCGAGTTTTCTTCGGACAATATCGTTAAAACCCTGCGCTGCCGGAGCTGGCGCGTCCTTTGCCTCGCCAGTGTCGACCCTTGCCTTGGCTCTCTTCTTTAACCAGATCTCGTTCAGGCTCATCTACCCCTCCTCCGTCGACCAGCGCCGACTATGCGGAAGAGCAGCTTAACGCTCTCGAGTTTGAGTCGCTCTGCCGGGTTTCGCATAAACCCGAACAGCATCATTGCAACACTGTTGCCCTTCATGGACTCGGAAGTGGTGATCTCATCCACCTGCTCGTCGCCGATGAGGTACGTGTTCGCTTGGAATGAATGCGTGGCCGGGTCGCCATACACGGCCCCCGAGTCATACGTTGGCTTGATAAGCGTCCCTGAGCCATTTTGAACCCTGTCCCTAATGGTGTTGTGCGCCTCAGGCGTTGGGTACAGGTTGCTCTTAATGCTCACCGGGCCCGTGTATGAAGCCGGGTTGCCAAGGTAGTCCAGGACCTGCGGCGTCCACGTCTTCAGGTCCGCCGCGAGCATGGTGTTGAATATGCTCTGCGTCCACGACCCAGTAACGTCAGTGCCGACACCGTGGCTCAACAGCCTTGCGGACACACCCCTGCCTTTGACTCGAGCGTCTTCAGGCAGACCAACATCTTCAGACATGTAGGCCCAGTCCACCGGCCTTGAAACGTTGTCTTCCTTGTTTGTGTTAAATATCCGCCACTGCCTCCACACCAGCACCTCTGGCGCCTGGTATGTTGTTGGCACATCACCGTCCTCAACCTCGCAAAAAGTATTAATATATCCCGCAGGAGCGGTCTGCGGCCTAGTGATGCCCATGCCTGAAACATCTGCATCCGCAATGGTCATCATTGGGATGTAGCACAACAGGTTGAGCTTACTCGGGGCCACGTTCATGGCTGGCCCAAGGTTGTGCCCCCCGCTTGACCCGAGCCACTCAAGGTTAATCTCAAGGCCGTTCCTGGCGGCTGCACCAGCGCCATCTTCGCACTTGCGCTTTACCCACCCAGCTGACGAGGCCATGCGCTCTGGCGGGTATATCAGACTAATGTCTGTCGACGTTGTCGCGTCGTCAAAGATTGGGCGCCACTTCGTCGAGTCAAAGAAGAACCGTATCCTAATCCGATGATACTGGTTGACCGTCGCGGCGCCGGTAATGCTTGGCCCCGGAACAATATAAACAGGCACAAGGAACGTCTTATTGGGCGCAGAGGGAGCCGACTCCCCGGTCGGGGCGCCAGACGAAAGGCCTTGGAACTTGTACCGCTGCTCGACAGGCAACCACTCGCCCAAAACAAGGATGGGTGTGTACGCACTCGTAACAGCGCCGGTCGCGTGGTAAACAAACTTGCCCGCCAGCGCGCGCTCGTCTTCGTCGTCAACGCTTCTGTCGATAGCTCCGCCGCGACCGTACTCAAGAAGATACGCTGACCGAGAGGTAGCGTCATCATTGACATCTACGGTGCCTGCGTACCTCGCTTGGTCGTAGAAAGACCCGGAATCAACAGAGCCTACAAGGTACAAGCCCTGGTCCCTGCACAAGAGCCACGGGTAAGATATGCGCTCTACCGCGCCGGCCCCGACATCGGGCACAAACGCATCCTCGCCCGTGTTGGATTGATACGTCCACATGGACCACTCACCGCCAGAGTGGCACAGAGTGACATTCTCCTCAGGGAGCGTGATGAGCAGCGCCGAGAGCTTCTCACTATAAGTGGATGACGCGCCTGACATGTTTGGAGTGATGACGCTGTTCCGCTGCTTTAGGTTCGGATTGATTGAACCCGACTGCGCTGTTTGTGCAGCAAAGAACGTGGTCATCGGATCTGTCAGGAAGTCGGTGAAGAATGGAGCGATCGGGTCTGAGATTGTCTGGATATCCATTGGCGTCCCGGAGACATGGACGCCAGTGCTGCTTACCCATACGACGGCGTTGTCTGTCTTGGTCACACACGATTGCGACACGCACCCGATGGTGTCAGACACCAGCACAGCCTCCATCCCCTGTGACGCAAGCGGGTCGCCAGACCTTGTCGCTGGTTGGTAGAAGAATGTCTCTGTCTCGGTGAACACGTAGATGCTTTGGCCCATGGCCGCCATCGCAGTGATTGAGCCCTCGGTTGGGATAACAACAACATCAAGGTCGATGTACGCCGTGGGCATGTCCTTCTGGGAAAAGAACACCTCCCTGTCGTTGCCCGCGATGACAAGCCTTCCGCCCCACGCAATAAGAGCCTGGGGGGACGGGATGCCTGAAGACGTCCTGTACCCCTCCACACCGTAAACATCGATGTCTGCACCTGGAGACGGCCGCACCCTCCAGACCATCGACGACTCAGAATATGGAGGCGACCACTCATGGTCGTGCGCCCCGGACACAAACCTCCGGCGGTTGCCACGGAAAGTGCATGGGGTATACGCATACAACTGAGTGCCAGGTGAGCCAAAGTAGACAGTGTCTCGTATCTCTGCGAACGAAAACGTCTCTTCGGAAGTCGCAACAACCCAAGCCTGGTAGTCCCTGTTCCTGTTTGTCTCGTAGTGCCCCTTCCTGAGGTGGTTATCTTTGTTGTTCAGGCCAGACTCAGACGTGTGCCTATATAGCGGCTCTTCCCACCTCTCTCGAGTTGTCGTGTCGTAGATGCTAACGACGTAGACATTGGCAATCTGGGCGCGCTTGTTGTCGACTTCAGACGTGTACACCCTGGCCTTAAACACGCTGATTATCTGCTCGTGGCCAAAGTCCGTCTGCATGATGTAGCTACCGAGGTGCTTTTGATATCCCCAGTTGCCATTAATAGGGCTTCCGCCATCGGGCACAATGTTGTTAGTAATGCGGGTGTCGTACTGAGCAAGCTGACCAAAACCTTGGCGCACTTCCCACGCACCGTGGCGGCGCACTAGGTTAAGCGCGAAGCTCCCCTTGGATGGGCGGTCGTACTTTATACCCCCTCCGAGGACCTCCACCTCGTCGTACTTAACCGCCATCTACATCCACCTTACGTCAACGACGCGCTCCACAATCCCGCCTGCGCGGCCCTCGAGATACGACCGCAGCTGCTCAATGCGGCGCGCTAGCTGCCCGTTGAGCTCGTTGTTCGGAGCTACGTCAACGATCGCGTATTGCAGATACGCAAGCAGCGCGATGATGTCGTGAAACCTGTTGAGGTCGTCGATGTAAGAGGCGCCAAGCCCGGCCCAGTTGATGTTTGGCTCAGGGATGTAGTCAATCCTGATGTCCATCGTCACCGCCTCTGGGAACGTCAGCTGCGTCCCCTGAAGCGTGTAGTTCGACCTGGAGTCGTAGGTGCTTGTAACCGACAGAGACGGCTCAAGGCTCGCGACAATGTTGTTCGGCTGCGTCGTGCTTTCAATCGTGTAGATGTTCACGAGTTGGTAAAGCCTGGTGCCGGCGGCAGCTGTTGAGCCAAGGATGGCCGGCGCCGAGGTGGCAAGGTCAAGCGTCCTTGCGTTCGACAGCGAATACACCTGCTGGCGCAGATAGATGTGCGGGTCCATCTCTGTGACGATAGACCTAAAGTCGTCATAAGCGCTCGCAAGCCATGTCGACAGCTGCGCGTCGTTGACAAAGGTCTTGTCGGGCTCATCCATGTACACTCGGAACATGGCTGCTACTTCGGCGACTGTCATCCTCCGCCTCCCTGCATAGACGAGATAGCGCTAGGTAGTCCCGGCAGGTTCTGACCCTCTGTTGGCATCGGGGTCTGCTCCATTGGGTCCATGGGCGGCGCTGCCTGCGCCATCGGCATCATCTGTGGCGCGGTTTGTTTTGGCGACTGGTGCGGCGCAACCGTCTTAATGTCTGAGGCGGCTTGCCACTGCTGCTCAGGGGCTCCGAACATGCTGACATCAACGATTAGCTGTGCGATGTAGTCCTGAGTCCCTGGCGGAAGGTCGTAGTACGGAGGCGACTGGACAAACTCGGTGAACACCTTTGTAAAGGCGTCCAGGTTGTCTGTCGGCAGCACTTGGATCTTCTCGCCCAAGATGACCGCTTGCAGCATGTCCCTGAAGTGGCTGATCTGCACAAACTCCTCAGTGATGCGCTTGTCGAAGGTGCGGAAGCTAATCGCGTCTCGCGCCTCTTCAGGCGTCATGAGTCCGAGCTGCGTCATCTCAAGCACTCGAGACTCACGGTTGGCAGCGTCGAGTTTGAAGAGCGTGTTGCCGTCGACATAGATCTCAGGGTTGTCGACAATGTCAGTGTTCGAGATAGCCTTCCACGCCGGAGCTCCTGCGCTGTCCAGCATCTTGATGACTCGCCGCTCGGTGTAGTGCCGCTTCATCAACATGAGCACTGTCATCATGGTGTCTTCAACCGCAGCCACAACCTCCTGCTGGGTTGCAAGCAACTGGGCTGAGTCCTGCTGCGTCAGCGTCCGAGCATGCACCCCGCTCTTAACACCAGCCTCGCGTCGTCCAAGGGTGGCCCCGTGAGCACCGGCAACGTCGCTCATCTCTTCGCGCAGAAGGGCCGGCTCTCGGACTACGTGGGCCGGAAGTTGCTGTGGCGCCGCTGGCGAGGGCGCTCCACCACCAGGTGTAAACCGGATGACGCCGCCAGGCTTGTTCATGATGGTGCCCTTTCGGACATCAGCGGTGCGCGGGATCAGCCAAGGCGGGTTGCCCATAAGGCGCACGTTCGCATGGATCTGCGTTCGAGTGCGGTTGTACAGCTGTTGGAGGTCGGCGATCTGGACCATCGGACCCTGGCCCCAGAGGTCTCCCTCGATGACATGGTATCGCACCAAGCGCACAGGGAAGGTGTCTCGCACGTCTTCACTGAACTCTGTTTGCAGGTACAAGTCCCCGCACAGGATGGCGTGTCGTCCGTCTTTCCAATAGACCTCGTAGACCTCAAGTCGGCCATCGGGGACATAGTCCTGAAAAGCGTACCTGTGCTCTTGTGAGTCAGGGCTCAACTGCTCAATCTTGTCAGCCTTGTCAGGATAGGTGTCCTTGAGTTCGGCCTTCGTTGAGTAGCTCCGAATAGCAACCCACCGGGCTTCGTCCGGCGAGTGAACGCCTGGCTCGTAGAACATGTTCAGCGGGCTGATGACATCACAACGCACCTTGCCCATGACCTTCTTGCCGCCAACAACCTTGTCAGGTTTCGGCCCCTCAAGCTCCTCGTCACCTGGCATGGAGTCGGCGGCCTTTGTAACCTCGTATGCTGGCTCGTAGTAGGTGTGGAGTCCGCAGTTGCCTGTCTGGCACATCCACCGGATGCACTCTTGCCACTTGCGTGTCTGTTTATCGGAAAGCCAGAAATACCTGAGCGCCATCTCTGAAGCCGTGGCCTTAGTGATGTCGTCAATGGTGTCGCTTGCCGGGATAACCACCGGAGTCGGCGTGTTGAGCGTCAACCTAGCCAGGATGCTACGCTCGATGTTCATCATCTGGTTGACGGTGACGCGGACCTGCTGTGGAGCTCGAGGCACCTCGCCATAGCGCTTGGCTCGCTTGTCCCAATACAGCCACTGGTCTCCGCGCAGCATTCGAATAGCAGCTGACCACTCTCTATCCTGCCTAGTGCGCTCACTCTTTGAGCGAGAGATGCGCGACTGCATGTCTGTTGGAAACTTTGCCATTAGAAGAATCTTGCGCCAGTTGGCCGAGGCCTCATGGCTGGCATGGCAAGCTGATAGTCTGGAACGCCAGGCAGTGCTCTGCCCGCAGCCGCCAGCTGGCCCTGAAGGGCTGTTTCAGGTGCGGGCAAGAGCCCTCCAACACCGCCGGCCAATCCACCAACAAGCTGGCCCACACCTGCACCAGTGTTGCCATCTGCTAGGCTCTCAATGCCAGAGCCAATCTGTTGGCCAGCAGCCATGCCTCCGGCAGCGCCGGAAAGCCCTGCCCCTACAGCGCCTGCAACTCCAGCCGCCGCTGGGGCTGCCAGCCCTCCGGTCACCCCGGTTGCGATACCAAGACCCACCGGGAGCAAGATCTTAGTAAGGAAGTCGTCAAAGCCAAACTTAGACTCATGCGCCTGCTGCGCTTTTTGCGCTGCTTGCTGGCGTATCTGAGCCGCCCTCTGAGGATCTGCAAAACTAACCATCGCGAAACTCCTCCCGAATAGAGTCGAGCAAACCTATATCAGCAACATCATCTTGCCGCAGAGATCGCTCTCTGTCGATGAGCAGCCACAAGAAGTAGCCAGCCTCGATGAGCACAACAGACGCGATGAAGTAGAAGATTGTTTGCATATATAGAAAGAGGCGCAGCGCCAAGGGGAACGACGCTGCGCCTCTACACCTTGCCGGGGGGCTAGGTAGGCGTAATGCCAGTCAGGATCACCTGAGCGTTAGGCCGCTTGCAGCAGATGTTGTACCGGTGCTTCCAGAAGCCCTCGTAGGCGTCCTGGCCAGTTACGCGGAAGAGGATGTTCCCGTCCTCGTCAGCGAACTGTCCGGTAGCAAGCTCCGCCAAGAGCCAATCCTTGCTGTGCAAGAGCGCGATGGTCGAGACAGGGAAGTGCCGGTCGTACTGGAACTTCACACCGCCGTAGGCAAGGTTCTGCTGGTTTTCCATCAGCTTGCCGCTTGAGCCGTCGACCGAGACGTTGGAGTAAGAGCCATCGCCAGCCGCTTGATACGACCCCAGAACACCAGTCAGCTGCACCGTGTAGCGGTGACGCATGAGAGCGTTCATCACCATCACGTCCGCATCGACACCCGCGTCCTGCATCAGGATGTCCATCATGTACTGCAAGCGCTCGAGGCTCAGGTCCGCACCAGCGTTGGTACGGTCTCCGTTGCCCACGTCGTGCGTGACGATAGTGCTCTGAAGGATGGAAGATGCGCCACCAGTCGCCGTCGTCCGGTCGTTGCCGAAGTGCGTCGGGCTGGCGAGGTTCTCAAAGAGACCTCGTGGTTGGTTGTTGATGATGTTCTGAGCACCATCACCCAACACAGTTGTAGCCCAAACACGGGAGTCCTGACCAAACTGGGCGCCCAGGTTGTCTACTGGGAAGTTGCCGCCAACAGCGGCGCTCTCTGCGATAACCACAGAGATAGCTGCTTGCCCGCCAACACCAGCAGTTGTGAACGTCTGCGCGGCTGCGTCGTCGCAACCAAGCCGAAGCGTAATCGTCGGGTTGGTTCGATCGGCGCTGAAGTTTGTAACGAAGATGTTGGGGTTAGCAGAGGGCACCAACTCTGTCGCTGCGTCTACCGGCAAGATCTCAGCGTAGGTGTCCATGCGGTAGAGCCGCACCTTCACCCACGACGCCGCAACGGCAGGGTCCACCGCCACGCCAGTGCGCGAGCCGTCGAAGTAGCTAAAGTCCCCTTGATACTGCCAGATAGCATTGGCGTTGGCAGCGCTGACGTTGGTGGGCGCGGCGGTCTGGGCACCAGTTGTGTCGTTGCCAAGGCCGCGACGCTCATTCAGGAAGCCCTTGGTCGGACCACCAAAGATGTTGATGGCGTTCTCGTTGTTGGAGACATCGCGCACGAGGCGGTCCATCTCCTCACTCATAACCCCAGCAAAAGCGCCAGCACCAGCCGTCGTGGCAGTGTCCATCGCGAGACCACTGACCTGAAAGCGCCCGTAGGAGCTGTGGCTGTTGATGCGGAGGTCCGCATACTGCTGCTGGCCGGCGGTCGGAAGCAAACCAGGCATCTCGCCCTGGAAGCCAACGCCGCTGTTGCGCCCAACGTGGACAGGGATGACCATCTGCTTACCGGTCCAGCCCTTCGACTTCTTCTGGAAGTACTCGCGCATCCAGACACGGTTGTTGATCTGCTCGGCCACTGGGCCTTGATAGAACTCTTTGAGCATGGGGCCGAAAGTGCCGGCTCCGTTAATGCCTACTGTTGCTGGCATGATGCCTCTCCTTCATTAAAGATTGGTTAGAACGACGCTCGCTCCTTAAGCGCTTCAGCAAACGCTGCGGTGGCGTCGGCGATGCTGCGAGGCCTGCCTTGCTCTGGAGTCGGAGCCGCAGCCGTTGCACTGGGTCGGCGGAAGGTCTTCTGCTCTTCAGCAGCCTTTTCCGCTTGAGCCAGTTTGGCCTTGAGCTCTTCAATCTCAGAGTTTGCCTCGCTCCTGTACTGCTGTCGCATCTCATTGCGGTGGTTCTGAATGAACGAAGCCGCCTTGTCGATGTCGATAGCGCCATCTGCCGCCACTGCTTGCCAAAGCTCGGCTGCCTTGACGTCAGGGTTCTTCTCTACTGCCGTTGCAATCTCAGCTTCGAGCTGAGCGGTTACGAGATGCTCTGTCCTCTCCTGCTGCCACTGCTGCATTGAGCGCATTTCATCGCGCATCTGCTTCATGGCTTTGGCTGCCGGATCTTCGGTCTCGCCAAAAATCTCATTCAGCCATGCGTCCTCAGACTTCTCCTCAACCTGGGGCTGATGGGTCTTCGGTTGCTGTGCAAGCGTGAGTTTCTCCAGGTCTTGGATGCGTTGCATCGCACGCTGGAGGTCCTCGTCTCGAGAACGGAACTTATCGTTAACCTCTTTGAAACGGCTGTAAGGAATGTGCTCAGGGGTCTTTGGAGCTTCGACCTCTGCGCTATCCGCCTGCGTCTCCACCTCTTCTTTAACGTCCTCGGTGTCTGAAGACGAATCGCTCTCCACCTCTTTAACGTCCTCGGAGGGCTCGGACGAATCTGCGGATACCTCTGGAGCTTCGACAGCCTCCTCAGCGGGCTCGTTGCCCTCGAGTCGGCTTACCATTTCATTGAAACGTTCTTCGCTTAGGATACCCATTATCTACCTCGCATGTTTAACGCCCTGCCAGGCTAGTAAGACCCCTCTATTGTTAGAGGGTACGACTTGTTGACGTCATCACCATACCAGTCGTCCCAGTCGTCTGAATAGTTTCTGCCTGTCCTGTGCTCGAACTGCAAGCTCTCGCGTATATTCTCAGGCTTCTCGTTCATTCTGTCTTCGCGCACAATCGACGCTTGGTGTGAGCCGTAAACCGCGAGCGCTGTGGCAATGACCATGTCGTCATGGTGACCACTTTGCGCCTCAGGCTTGCCCTTCGATGAGTAAGTGAAGTGGTTGGCCTCACCTTGGAATCTCCGATCACAGCCGTCGAAGACTCCGTCGTATAGCGCCTCATAGAGTTTAGACAGCATCAGAGGGCGTGACGCGCGGTCAGTCCAGAAGCCGTACTTCTTTGTCCAAGTGTTCTCGCCGTCCTTCTGGTCGAGCTTGTGATAGATGTACGGATAGTTCTTGAGCCTGAGTTCTTCGATGATGGTCAGACCGTAACTGTTGGCCTCTGGCACAACCAAGGCCTTCCACTTCAAGGCCTCCGCCAAGACCCGCTTGCCAAAGGCGCGTGGCATGATGCGGTCGTAGAACGTAGCCACCGTCTTTATCTTCTTTGGGTCGGTCACGTCGATGACGCAAAAGGCCGAGTAGTCTCCCTTATCGGCCCCGCTTGCGGTGTCAACGCCCATGACATACGTGTGCCATTTCTGAGGCTCTGCGTATGTAATGTATCCAGGCTCCGGGTCTCCACCTGGGTATGACGCATGGAAGAAGCGACCACCTGAAGACACAAACGCATGGTCAGCAATGATGGGATACTCCTGCTGGAGGATCCTCATCTTCGAGTTGCACTTGAGCCTGTAGGTCTCGGTGAACCAGTTGCGCTGCTCATCGGTGAGCTCAAACTCATCGACAAGCTCTTGTATCTCATCAGGCGTGTTGTACTTGTGCTTCGGTGACGCGCAGTCCGGGTCTTCAGTCCATGGGTAGAACACCCTGTGGTATTCGAGCTCGTCGTCAATCCACATGGTGTAGGCGAAGTTCATGCCGTTGGCGGTGGTCTCGAGCACCACCTCCGGGTCTGCACCCAGCGAGTTGAACAGCGCCGCCATCGTGTCGTCGGGGTTCTCGTACCGGCTGAACTCCGAGCAGTGCAGCGCTACTGGCGTACCACCACGGGCACCTTCGCTGTTAGCAGTGCCGATGATGATGCGGCTGTCGTGCGCGAAGTGAAGCTTGTGTACCGTCTGGTGCTTCAGCGGCACCTGGAGGAACTTCGGCAGGTTCTCGTAGAAGCGGTGGTAGATAGGCGCGATGTTCTCGAGCACAGCCTTCTCAGTGTGCGCGATAACCGCGACCTCGAAGCCGGGCCGGAACAAAGCCTTCCAGAAGAACTTAGCAGCGACGAACGTGGAGATGCCGACCTTACGACTCTTCAGCACGTAGGTGAACGGCTGCCTATCCATCACGTCAGCGAAGTCCGCCTGGATGGGGTTGGGCACCAACGGCACGAGCTTCTTACGCTTGTCTAAGATCTTGAGATACTTCTCGCAGAAGTATGGGAAGTCCCAAGCGCACCGCTGGAGCTCTTCGCGCTGCTTCTGCCTCAATGGACAGACTTGATACGGTCTTTGGCTTGCTTGGCCTCATCCATGATTGCGCGCCAATCGTCAGAGGACATGCTCTCACCGCTCTTCTCTCGGAGCAGCCGCAGCTTCTCTTCGAGCAGCTTGAGCTTGACCTCCTCTTGGTCGAGACGGTTGTAGTCCAGTTTACGCAAGATATCGATCTCAGGCTCGTGACGCTCTTTGAGCCGGAAGCGCCGAGCGAGCAGCCACTGCGCGGTCTTGACGTTGACCTCGGCATCTCGGATGACGATGGTCTCAAGTCGCACTTGTGCTCGGCCCTCGGCCTTCAGGACCGTGATGAGGATATCGTGGCACTTGCCGCGCTTGGACTTGCCCTCGCGGACGACGTTGTGGAAGTCGGTTGGCTTCATGCCAACAGCCTTTGCTGCAGCTGTTCGGGTGTGCCCGATGCTCAGCATCGCCTCGATGGTGTCCATGTGCTCAAGCACTTGGTCGGCGCAGCGATCAATGTAGGTCTTCGACATGGTTCTTAAACTTCCCCACCGTTCGAGCGATAGCTGTAATAGGTGTCTTAGGGTGGCTGACCAGGTTGAGCGCCTGGAGGAACCGGGTCGTGTCTTTGCCGAGCCGGTCCATCTTGTGCTGCACCTTGTGCTGTTTAGCGAGCCCCTTCTCCCAGGTCTTGGCCAGGGTATTGCCCCTGATCATACCCAAGTAAGCCTTGAGCAGCGGGATTGCGACCTTCTCACGCTTGGTGATGCGTCGCTGCTTGAGCATCTTGAGCGCCTCTTGGGTGTCTCGGATGGCCGTGATCTGAAGACCAACGGCCCGCTCAACCTCGGTGAGCGACGGGTCTCCCTTCACGCACACCTCGACTGCACCCATCAGCGAGTCCATAAGCCAGACGAAGGGGCCAGAAGGAGACTGATCGTAACGGAGCTCTTTTAGATTTTGCATCGTAGAGACAACTCGATGCCCTGCATCAGCCGGTGGATACCATGTCGCTGAGTCGACTGGAGCGCAGCCCAAGCGAGACACGCAGCGATGACTCGGTCAGGCTCGCACTTGCGCTTCTCGCACGCGCGCTCAAGGAAGTAGGCGCATTGCTTCTGCGACTTCTCAGGGAGCCACGAGAGGTCGATTGGACCTGAGCTCGCGCTCGTCTCGAGGTCTTTGAGCGCCTTCAGCGCCTCTTTGAGCTCCTTCTCGACATCAGCTTTAGTCTTCGACTTGGCCATCACGTTCCTCCGTGTCCGGCTTATATGGTAGGACCCAGTCGGAGGGTCCGCAAGAATCCAGTATTGCAAAGAAGGTATCAGCACCCATGTCGATTCGCCAATCTGAGCGATCGTCCCGCCAGAGGACGAGGGTGGGACGGCCATCTGTGTCACCCTCGCTCTGTGCAATTGCCCTCCTGATGGGGCAGCGTTTCCCACGCTTCACCTCCACCCAAAACTGGGTGTCCTCGACGTCTGCCTCACGAGCTCCAGCCGACTGGCTGTCACCGCGACGCGCCTGGTAGCCCCGATCGGTAAAGAGTCGCGCGGCTTCACGCTCACCGCGCTTACCCTTCTGCCGACTACTGCGACCACCCATCAGGTGTTGTTAAACCTTGGCATGCGCGCGAGGAAGACCAGGACCGACACGGCCGATGCACACTGGTACTCAAGCTCAACCGCAGGCCACTCAGCGATAGGCAAAAACAAGTTCTGCCCTGCGGGGATAAAAACCCCAGTGCTATCCGCGCCACCAGTCGTCCGAATATAGACTGGGTTGCCTGACGAGGCCGAGATAAGCAGCCCATTGACCTCGTTGATATTGGCGTTTGGGTTAGCTGTTGCGATGGCAGCCGTCAGTGACGCGCCTGCTGCTGCGGTGGAGGCGAGCTGAAGCACCCCACTACCCGCCGTGAGCGCTGGGCTATTTGCGTGAACTTTGCGATTGAACTGCATGAGCTTCTCCTGAGCTATATGCCGAGTTTGAGCCCGAGCCTACACCGGGCGTTAGTGGTTGTCCCGCCGCCAGACGCGACATGCTCGTATGCGCCTCGTGAGGGCGGGTCGTCAAACGCAGTTCCTGCCAGGTCGTTAAGGAAGGCGTTGTACGTGGACTGGAACGTGTAGCTGCCTGAGTGGTACGCGACTCCTGCCGGGGCAACCCGGAAGTCGTCATTAGCGGAGTCGATAAACACAGGCTGGCCTGACGCCGTAACGTCGGTTCCCCTTAGGTTGTTGGTGTTTGTCGTCCCGCTGCCAAAGGTATAGTCACCATAGCTTGAGCCGTCCCAGCCAAACGCCAGACAGTTGGTTGACGACCCCCCATTGGCCACGCCGATCCCGCTATATCCGTTCGGTCCATCCAGCACTGCAATGCAGTTGAACAGGTGGGTCGCATACATGCCTCGGATCGAAGCGTTCCTGACATAGCTTGTGTATGTCACGCTGTTCACCACGGTAATGTTCTCTGCGTATATCTGGGCGTGATTAAAGTCGAGAACAAGCGTTGAGCCTACAGACGTGGGCGTGCCAGACCCGGATGCGGTTTGGTATATCCCATAGGTCGCGTATCCAACATCCTTGTAGGTGCATACAATCTTGCACCTGTCGATGGTCGTGCCCCACCCACTTGGCCCGATGCCGCTAGCGTTTGTGTTGATATGCACGTTTACCACTGTGATTACAGCGGTAAAGCTCATGCCGACAATGGCATAACGAGCGGCGCCTACACCTCCGGTGTAGTTAACTGTGACGCCTGTCACGACGGAGCCCGTTCCGATAACCATCGTGTAAGCGTTCGCACCGTTTGTAATGACGACCCCGGTCGGGTCTGTTGTGCGTCCAGTATAGGTAAGCTGCTTAGTGTTGTAGATGTACTCGGTGTAGGTGCCGTCAGCGATGCTGATCGTGTCACCATTAGAAGCAGCTGCCACCGCAGTGTTGATGTCCGCGTAACTTTCTGGAACGAGCAGGGTCGCCATATCAGCCTCCCACCGTGTGTGCGGCCAAGACCGCCTCAACCTGTTGCGTGTACTCCTCAATGTCGGCTTGGAACAGGTCGTCAACCGTTTCCTCGGTGGCGCCAGCTTCGACAAGCGATTGAAGGACGTTCTGGTAGAGTGCGTCTGTGTCCGCCTCAAGCGGTGCCTGGTGGTCAGCCTCTTGAGGGTAGCCAAAGAGCAATCCGAGCTGCTCGAGTTGGCTTTTCAGTTTCTCTTCCATAAGACCTCCTTTGCGGAGCATAGGGCAAAGCGCTTGGCCGCGCTAGGTTGCCGTCAACCCCTGATTCTGCCCGTCCCTTCACACACAGGACACCTCCTAGAGAGGTACAGCAGTTGGTTCATGTCGCCACCGAGCACAATCCAGAGCTTATCTAGCGCGTCGATATCCCTCTGTATGCTTGGGACATGGTCTCCCCGCTCGAGTCGAAACAGTGATGCGACGCTGATCCCAGTCTGCTTGGACAGGGTTCGCAGAGTAACCTTGTTTTCAGCCCTGAGTTCCCTGACATAGCTGCCAAGAGTCAGCGGGCCAGCGCGTTTAGGCTTCTTGGTTAATGCAGGCATCGATACCCTCCCCCTGCCACCAGGATAGAACATGTTCACCCATGTGACCGAGCGCTTGTTCGGCCGTATGGGTGGATGTCAGCAGCGTTGGCCGGCCATTGTGCAGCCTTTTTCGCAGAACGTCAGTGAAAGTCTGCGCGACATGCGCGCTCATGCGCTCGACCCCCAATATCTTGCCCTTTGGGGTCTTTCTGACCTGTGGAAACACATCATCTAGTACCAGCAACTCTGCGTGCATGGCCATATCGATGATTTTCCACTGATTGGCGTTGTCATCGAGGTAGCATCGCTTTGCTGCGCTGACGAAGTCCTCATATTCGAGCCACATCACGCATTTTACGCGCTCATTCATGACCAGTTTCGCAACTGCACGAGCCGCAGCGGTGGATTTTCCGGCCTTTCTCGGCCCCGAGACCCATATTGAGTCGTTCATGTCGGCGTTAATCCAGCTGTGGAGCGCCTGGTCTACGGGTTCTCGCTCAGTTCGGCGCTCATATTCCGCAGAGGCCTCAAGAAGCCGCCTTGGGACGTAGTTGAGACGGCTTTCTCGCAGAGCTCTTTCGGCTTTAGCGGTGCATGCCTTGCATTGGCTTGGTGGCGGGTACCACCCTGCGCCGCTTTTTGGCTCTGGGTGTACCCATTCGTCGCACCCTTCAGTGCAGCAAGGGGTTTGGTAAGGGCGACCGCACGCTGAACAGAGGGAGGATGCCTCCACCGGGTGCCCACAAGCGCATATGTCTTCTCCTAGTCGCAAACCATGTAATGTCGATAAGGTTGCTTCTGGGGTACACAAGTGAGCCACCGACTTTGGCACTGGCCAGCGTGCGGCGCCAACTTCGACGGTATCATGGCCCCTGCTGGCTCGTTCAAAGATTTCGCGCATCTTCATTTCGCACCAGGGATTGTGCTGATGACGTCGTCGGCTGCCTGGAAGAGGTTGTCGAGCTTCTCCGAGATAGCCTGTAGCTCCTCGATAGCCATTCCGAGTCGCGCGTAAGTGGACTCAAGCGCAGCGACGAGGTCGACATCTTCTCCGTCGTGCGCGTCTGTCAGCGCGTCACCTGCGTCTACCCACGCAGATGTGGCGACCGCTATGGCTTTCCATACCAGCTGCTGTCCGGGTGTTGCGGTTGCGCTGCCTTTAACGATGGTCAGTTCAGTCATCTCTATTCTCCTGGAAAAGCTCTATCTGGTTATCGGGTATGCCGAGCATGGCTCGGTGCTCTTTCTGCTGCTCAACAGTGGGCTTACCTCTCGGCGTCCACTCTATCCGTGTGGTATCACTAGGCTGTGGAAGCCATATGGCCCAGCAATGAGACGAGGTGTCCGAATGACCGTCCGCAGTAAACGAAAGCCTGCCCTCGATCCAGAGGAGGACATCGGGCTTGTAGACACGACCACGGTCACCCTCACCCCACCAAGTGACCCTGGTGAGCACTGCTCCCAGGGTGTGCCAATACCGGCAGTGTTCCTCGATGCGGTGGACGAACCGGACGAGCTCACGCCCGTAGGGTGGGTTTGCAACGACATGACTGTGTGGTGGCCAGAGCCGCGTGAGACTATCATTAATGCTCACCGAGCGTATGCCCGCCTGTCCCTCGAGAGTGTCTCGGAAGCGTCCGTCGATATCGTAGACGCTCCAGTGTGCGCCGAGGGGAGCCAACCACAGTGGCAGAGCGCCCATTCCAGCAGCTGGATCTACGACATCCCCGAGGGCCGTTACGCCTCGACGGAGGAACCAGTCGAGCAAGGGCAAGACAGCCTCTGGGGGGGTAGGGTAGTATTGATTGACCCCGCCGATCACGAGGACTCCTGATGCCTAGCAACCTGGTCAAAACCAAGCGGGATGAGAAGCTCTGGAGTAAAGCCAAGTACGCCGCAGGGAAACGCGGCTCTAACAAGAACTACGCGCTGGTCAACCACATCTACCAACGCATGAAAGCAGCAAGGAAGAAGGTGAGCTGAATGGACTACGGGAAGAAAAAGCACTCCGATAACCCGCACGGTAAACCCATGGGACTCACCATCGTCATCGGTGGACCCTCCCCTGAACGCAGCAAGGCGCGCAAGAAGGTCGCCAAGGGCAAGATCAAGCAGAAGCTCGTCAACATGTACGATTCCTGGAAGCCCAAGACCGACGAAGGGAAAGCCTACGACGCGGAGCTCAAGGGTCTCATCGACTCTATGGGTGACGAGTAGATGGCTAAAGAACGGCAGAGCGCCGCTAAGCGGAAGCTCAAGGCCGCAGGAGTCAGCGGAGTAGGCAAACCCAAGCGCACGCCTGGGCATCCTGAGCAGAGTCATATCGTCGTCGCCAACTGCAACGGTAAACTGAAGACGATCCGGTTCGGAGAGCAAGGCGCCAGTACCGCTGGGAAGCCTAAGGCCGGAGAGACGGAGCGCATGAAGAAGAAGCGCGCGTCCTTTAAGGCTAGACACAGGAAGAACATCGCCAAAGGCGTCTGCTCTGCCGCGTACTGGGCTGACAAGGTCAAGTGGTAAGGCTGCGATCTTAGAACGCACCGAACCCGGTGAGTCGCTCATAAGCACTATCCTCTTTGTGCATGTGGTCTTGGTCCATGTTGCGCGATATTGAAACAGTAGTCAACTAGACAAATGGGTCAATCCGGGTAAAAATCTCGAGCGAAGCGTAAACGCGCAGCAGAGCGTAGCGGATGAGCGAGCGAGAGATTTTTATTCACGCATGAACAGCTCATCCAGCCGAGGGCGCCAGCCCGAGTCTGACTCTGTTCTTATACTAGCGGCGGAAAACAGCGTGCGCCTTGTTCTCGCACTGGACTACACCAGGCTGAACACATGGCCCCAGCTATTCCCACTTCTCTCTCTCCCTTTTTTGAATGAGAAAGAGAGAAGCAGAAGCAGCGAAACGCTATGCTGCTCTAAAGTTGACCACTTTAAGTCGACATGTTACCCTCGCGTCGGCAACGCCGCCTTGGAAGCTCGCTTCCGCCGGGCGGACTGCTAGCGAGGGCCGGGGTGACTCTCTTTACCTTGTTCTCCGGCTCGCGCTGTCTTTGTGTGCACCAACGCACTGAGACTGCCCCCGGTGTGCTGGTACGCATCGGGGGTGCCCTAAGGGCTCGAGCTCAAAATTTGCGAGCGATCGGAGGTGTGTGTTTGGTGCAATCGCCACGGGGGCAAGGGACGATCACCCCCCACGGCCTGGAGGGTCTTTCTTCTTCGCCACTCGAGCCTCGCGCGTAATCAAGATAGGCGCGTCTTCAACATCCGCGCGTCTTCAACATCCGCGCCCGTATTTTTGAGCACGGGGCCATTAACCGCGCCCGGATCACAAAGCCGCGTTGGCTACGGCCTGACCATGGCGACCGGGGGCGTCAGCCAAGGGCGTCAAGCAACGACCTTACGGAGTCTAATCGCCTTAATGGGGGGGATTCTTGAGCGAGTGATTCGACGTCGACTTGCGTCGTGACGTTCTGTCCATCTGCTGCCGTTCTGGTCACGACCTCGGCGCAGTGTCTCAGCTTGACCATCAGAGAGCGCTGCTGACGATACCGCGAGACGCTGATAGCCTTGCCCTCAGTGAGCCTGTCGATACCCCGCCTGACTGAGCGCTGGTCGAGTCCACACAGGCGCCCTATCGCAGCGTATTGAACCAGCACTGGCATCGACGCTGTGCAGCCCTGTGAACGCAACACTGAGAGCACGATCGCGGCGCTTGAACCGTAATCTCTCACGTCTTCTGGCCTGACCTGCATAAACGTCACACTGCTCCCTGATCACGATTGCTCAGAGTCTACCACTGTTCCGCCATTTTGACGACGAACCGTGAACGTTGCACTGGTCTCCATTTTCACTTTTCCTTGGTTATTGTGTTGACGCTGTGTTGTCGCAGGATTTACTGTGGTCTCACAACCAATCAGGAGAGACCATGATTCACACAAGCAAGACAATCGCAGCGATGAGCACAGACGACCTCCAAGGCGTCATGGAGTGCTCAGTCTACTCATACGGGATGCTTTACCGTCCCACTGACGCTGAGGTCGAAGCGCTCCAATGGATTGGAGACCGATACCACGTATCTGAGCACCTGCTCTCATACCTCGACTCAGACGGTGTCTTGACGATCAGCGCCGTCTGCATTGGCGAGGCGTTGAGAGAAGACGGCGTCGACCGTGTCCCGTGCCTTTCGGATGACAGTCAGCTGCAGCGCCTTGTTTGGCTTATCGGACCCTCTTACTAGCACCACCACCACGGAGAACAGACCATGAAGACCTTGCACAACATTGCAATCGAGATCGCACGTCGCGGCATTGAGATCAGAGACGACCGGCTTCCACACTGGCCACAAAGCACAATCGGGATCAGAGCAAGCGCGCGCCTTCCCTGGCGCATCATCCGAGACCTTGAAGCGCTCGGTTACTGGGTCGAAGTCGACGACGACAGCAGGTCGCGTGGATACGACCACAACGAGACCACGTTTATATGTGGTTGTGGTGATGGTGGGGCAGAGATCATAGCCTCAACAGACGACCTGCTCGCGCTGTCAGAGGCTATCGCTGAGAATGGCGCGTACGCCAAGGGTCAGAGCCTATACCGGGACAAGGGATGGGCTCGCTCGTGTGGTTGGCGGCACTACGTCTACGAAGGTGTCTCGAAGCGCTCAGGCCTCATCAAAGTGCGGCGCGTCAGCACATCGACAGGGCGCGTCCATAAGACGGTGCAGGAATGGCCGATTGGTCACTTCATACCGACCAAGCGCAATTGGGCAGCATAGAGGCAAGGGGTAGCGCCTGAGCATCGCTCGGGCTCTACACCGTGCGCCTATGCACGACCACAGACCACTAGCAGCGCAGGGATGCGCAGAGGATAGACCACAATGAGCAAGCTTACACCACACCAGACCACGTTTAACAAGTACCTCACCCCCACGACCTACGTTCAAAAGGCCTATGATGAGCTAGTCGCCCATCTCGCCCCCTTTCCTCTCTTGTCCGACGTCCAAGAGGCGATCGAAGATGCATTGATGCGCATTCACTCGCGCAACGGCATTCAGAGCGCTCCCGATTTCATCGGGCCGCGCTGGCGCGTCACGATGTCGCACCAATGCCGGATGACCAAACGCGAAGCGGTAGTGTGGCAGGCAGCGCTCATCCTCCACGGTACGCGCCAGATCCACACCTCCAGCCAGACCAAACTGGACAAGGCATCCAAAGAGCGATCGGGCTTTGTTAACCGTGGTCTCACGATGGCGACGGCGCGCGAGGCTAGCGCCTACGTGCAAGGCGATTGGAACGCATGCCGTGGTGCCACGCCGGCATGCGTCTTCGGATGCGTCGGTTCGCAGACCGGCCAAGGTCGCCTCAGTTCATCGGAGATCGCCCGAGTGGGGCGAACACTGGCCATGCTCGCCAATCTGGACGTGTTTCTTACCCTCTTGAATCGCGAGATCGAGCGATTGTGGATGAGCGCTGCGCGCAAAGGAGCGCTTCTCGCCTTTCGTGCGAACGTGGCACAAGATTGCGCGGAGTTAGCCGGCTACCTAGCACAGCGACACTCATCCACCGTCGACTTCTACGACTACACTGCAATCACGTCCAACATGCGACGCGACGACTTTGTGCGACGAGTCTACTCTCGAAAGGATGGACGCACAGCGCTCACGCTCAAGATGCTAGCCCAAGGGCATGGCGTCTGCGTGGTCTTCGACGTGCCCGATAAGGCACGCGATGAAGACGGGAACAAGCTGCCCTTGCCTGCTACTTGGGAAGGGTACGACGTGATCGACGGTGATATTGACGATCTGTGGTTCACGCGCGCACCTAAGAAGGGGCCCTTTGTGGTAGGGCTCCGAGTGAAGGCGACCACACAGGAGCAGCTGAGCGAAGCTATCGCGAGCGATTTTGCGGTAGCTGCGTAGGCTCTCACGCGCGGGTGCTCTCTCCGGTGGAGGGGGCGCCAGGCGTGCGATTCTGCGCGGTTTTTCAGAGGATAGAGCAATGCTAGAGCACACTTTTACCATCCCAGTCTACGGCGAAATCTCAGTCAAAGCGGACTTCATCTCCCTATCCGGGGGTGATGGCTGGGAGCGCAAGGCAGAACGAATGGCTAAGGATCTGACAACGCTTCAAGATTGCGTTGATAGTGCAGAAGTAGAGATTGAAGACGGGTACTGCGACTGGACTGACGATTCCTTTGAGTTCTCAGTAGAATCGCTTGAGCTGCATGTGAATGACGACGCGTCCGCCAGACTAGAAAACGCAGCGCCGGACCTACTCCACGCGCTCAAATGGGCTGCCGAGTTTGTGAGCCTGTACACTGCCGACGGCGCAGGTTGGACCGGAGTTCAGCAGGGGCACGACAGGGACAGGTTCATCGACCCCGACACGGGCGACCTCGACCCTGAGCGCCTGCGTGCGTTCATAGCCGAGACCATCACCAAAGCCACCACAGAGGAGGGCTAGACCATGCTGATCACCATCACCACAAAACACGGCCAGACGCTCGCCTTCAGGGCTTCAGACGTTGCAGCGGTGCGCCAACACGTGCCGGGCGATCCCGTCTCGGTTCACTTCAACCGTGGCCACGCCTTGGCGGGGTCGTGGAGCGTGGCTGAACTCCACGCGCCTGGGCTATGCTCCATGCTCCGACCGACTCTTGAAGGGGTCATTGACGCTATCAACATCACCACCACAGAGGGGGACTAATGTCATGGGCACACGTACCACCACAATCCTCAGCCTCTTCAGCGGATACGGCGGGCTCGAGAGAGGTGTCGCCGCAGCTATCGGAGGCGCTCGCGCGGTCTGTATGGTGGAGAGGGAAGCCTTCGTCATCGCAAACATGGTCGCGCAGATGGAAGCGGGCGCCTTGGCTCAGGCTCCTATCTGGACTGACGTCACCACCTTCGACGGCAGAGGTTGGCGCCCTGATATGCTCGTCGGGGGGCCGCCTTGTCAGCCCTTCTCAACCGCCGGAAAGCGCAAGCACACCGACGACGAGCGGTGGATCTGGGCAGATGTCGCTCGCATTATCGGGGAGTGCCAAGCCCCGATCGTCTTCCTCGAAAACGTGCCCGGACTCCGCAAGCGGGGGCTCTCCGTCATGCTCCGAGACCTTGCCGCTATGGGGTACGATGCAGAGTGGGGTTGTTTCAAAGCGTCCGACGCTGGAGCACCGCACCGTCGAAACCGGCTCTTCCTCTTGGCCTACTCCAGCGGTCTCGGACTGTCGGAGCTCTGGCCGTCACACGACCAAAACGGGGGTGATGCACCCCGGCACCAGCCTAACGGATGCCATGCGTTCCCGCCAAGTCCCGACGATACCGAAGGATGGCGACGGTGGACCCGTGCCGGTGGTCCTCAACCCGGAGTTTGTGGAGGCTCTCATGGGGCTCCCGATCGGGTGGACCGCATACGCTTACTCGGCAACGGCGTCGTGCCCGCCCAAGCAGCGCTCGCATTCCGCGAGCTAAGCGCTAGAGCGCTCGCCTAATTTACTTTTCTTGCCCGTTTGTGTGGTCGCCGCCCGTCTTTTGTATTGACAGCAGGCAGACGGTGACTACACTCGACCCCAGACCACTACACAGGAGACCATCATGGGATGGACATACCAAGGCCGACCGATTGGCGGCAGAACCCTACCCGGATACGGCGATTGCTCACCACCGGAGCCTGAGCACCCCATGGAGGGGTTCAACATCGAAGAGGACACCAACCTCTTCGACAGGCTCGCCCACTGCGGGTACGAGTACGACTTCTGGGACAAGGAGTGGACCAAGCACGTCAGCACGACGCGCCACGTATGCCGGCGGGACCACAAGGACGGCACCGTCAGGGCCGGCGACCATTACGTGAAACGGGTTCACCGTGTTGTATGCGATGAGACCGGCAAGTCATGGCACGCGCACAGCAAGCACGTGACCAAGCCGGCGCGGGTGCAGTCATGAGCAACGCAGAGATCGCGGCACGCATCGCCGACATCATGGCCGACCTCGACATTGCCGGGGACGTAGAGTTCGCAGTGGATGCCCTGGGCACACTGCTTCAACAGCTCGGCGGGAAGCCGCCGGTAGACCACTTTCCAGACCTCGCGGAAGCGATAGGGGGTAGCTATGTCAGGGATTAAAACACTGCTGGGCGACGGGGCCACTGGCGTCGATGACTTCGACCTTGGTGAGGACTTCGGTCGCTACGCCATGGGGCAAGAACTCCTGCCGTTGCTGAAGGCAGCACGTAGAGAGGTCAAGGCCTTCTTGTCAGGCTGGAGAAGCAGGGACATGCACATCGTTGCCCCCGCGAGCTTCAATCAAATTGCCACAACACTTGAGGGCCTTGAGACTGTCATCGCTGACATCGAGCGCCCGCGTGAGACGCCCAAGGGTGCCACTGCGTCGGAGATCGAAGAGTCAATCAACGACATACCCTTCTAGGCGAAACGCCCTCGCCGGGGCGTCTGTCGGGGGATGGTCTCCCGGCACTGATGAGCTAGACCACTGGAGGATTCGATGGGCGGCACGTCCTTTGAGATATCAACACGTGCGCGGCGGCTTGCTGCTGCGCTTATGGACATCACCGACGCCAATGGTGAGGTGAATGAGCAGGCATACGACGCCTGGCTCGCGGAGGTGGAGGCGACAAACGCCGACATCAAGTCGAAGCTGCAGTCGATACGGGCGGTGCGCACCAGACTGCTGGCCGAGGCCGAGACCCTCAAGGCCGAGGCTGCACGCATCGCAACCATCGCCAAGCGCAGGACCGGCGACGCTGACAGGCTGCGGGGCTACATGAAGAACCTGCTCTTGGCGCACCAAGAGGCGAACCCTGGGGAGAGCAAGGTCGACTGCGAGGACGGGCACGTGCGGCTCGACAAGCGCACGTCCTACTCCGTCGAACTCGGCGAGACGTGGGAGCCCAGCGACTTTCTCGAGGCCCCGGTCAGGGTCAACAGGGCTATGGTCAAGCGGGCCATCAGGAACGGCTCGTCCACCGTCGAGGAGCTCGGACAGCTGGGCATCCTCGTCACCAAGAGCGAGGACCTCATCGTCGTGGAGGGCAAGTAGATGGGTGCCGACATCATGACATGGGCCCACAAACTCGCCGCCTGGGTATCGCTGGTGCGACAGCGCGCCAACTTCCCTGACCATCCACTGCACACCACCGTGTACCTGCCACTTACCAAGTGGCTAACCGACAACCAGCCCGACGACCTCGGGCTCAAACTGGAGATGACCAATGACTGAGCAGACCACTACACCAACAGCAGCCGTCGGACTTGGCGGCCCTGAACTCTTTAAGGCGCTCGCTGAGTTCCAAGCGACCAAGCCGAGGGCCACCGAGGATAGCAAGAGCAACTTCGGGCGCTTTGCATCCTACGAAAGCGTGCTCGAAGCGGCGCAGGGCGCGCACAGCTTCGGCCTATCCTTCACTCACATCATGGACGGAGACATGATGATCACCATACTCGCCCACACTAGTGGGGAGAAGCTGGTCTCGAGAATGAGGGTGCTGGCCGACCGTCAGAACGCGCACGGGTTTGGCTCAGGCATGAGCTACACCAAACGCTACTGCATCGCTGCCATCCTCGGCATCCCTGCTGTGCAGGACGACGACGGCAACGGGGCCATGACATCAACCGGCCACGAGGGCCAGACCAAGAAGGGGTGGCGCAAGAAGGAGGCCGACGCAAAGCGCCGGGCCAACCACAGCCCTGACTTCAAGGCCGGCAAGATGAAGGGGATGTTCCCCACCCTCGAAGCTGCCAACATCGACTACAACATGGTCAACACCTGGCGCATCAGCAAGGGGCAGCCCAAGCTCTCCGAGATGCCCAAGAACGAGGCTGACCGTCTGGTCGGCGCGCTCTTACACAAAGGCCACGCAGCGCGTCAGGACTTCGACGCATGGAGGATTGAGAATGGAAACGCCTAAGCGCACGGTGCTTCATATCCGCGTCACCGAGGACTTCATCGCGAAGCTCGACGGCGCTATCAAGTCTGTCAACGCTGGCAGGCGCAACTCTGACCCCTTCGCCCAGGACGTAGACCGGAGCAAGTTTGTCCGGTCACTGGTCGAGGACTTCATCAACAAACAGGAGCAGTCACATGTCTGATATCTGCAACATCACAATCACTGGCAACCTGACGTCGGACCCGGAGCAGAAGAGCACGTCCAACGGCAAGGCGTTTGTCGAGTTCACCGTGGCTGTTGGCCGCTACGACAGGAGGGAGCGGGCCGAGCGCCCGGTCTTCTTCCGCGTCAGCGTGTGGGCCGAGAGCCAGATGGCCTGGATCATGAACAAAGCCCAACGTGGCACCGCCGTCACCGTTGTCGGTGAGTACGACCAAGCCCCTCGTCAGGGTGAGGGCGTGTTCAACAACGTCAGCAAGGCGTCGGTGAAGCTCACGGCGCGCACCAAGAGCAGCGGTGGCTACGGCGGTCAGGTTGCTGGAGCTCCGGCGTCTCAGGTCAACCAACCCTTTGACAACGACGACGACATCCCCTTCTAATGTCGGGGTGCTAGTGGTCTAGCCCCAGTTGGCCTCGGCAGCGCGGATCTATCCTCCCGCGTTGCCGGGGCTTTTTTAATGAGGTCTTATGAGCGCAATCATCACATCTGCCATGCTGCTAATCGGCAGCTGGCATTCTGCCTACATCGCAGACAACTGCGAGCGGTGCCCAGACTGCTGCACCACTCAAGAGCAGGTGCTGATTGAGCACTACGTCGACCAGGCCGTTAGGCTAGGGGCTACTGAGCACATGGCTCGGGACCTTCTACACGTCGAGGTGCTAGCCGGCATCCCCAAACACCTACGCGGCATGGTGCTGGCAAAGGCGGCGCACGAGTCACGCTTCAACCCTCGCGCCATCGGTGACAACGGCAAGGCGGTGGGGTTGCTTCAGCTGTGGCCATGGGCTAGGCAGTTCATCCATGACCGCAACGACCCAGTCGCCAGCGCGCACGTATTCCTTGGCAGGCTGGTCACAACCGAGCGCACGGTGCATCGCTACTGCCCCAAGGTGCGGGACAGGTGGAAGCTCGCCTGGATACGCATCAACAGAGGCCCCTTCTGGAGACGCCCTGACAGGGCCGGTGAGCCCAGGTGTAGCGGGACATCGCCCAAGGGTATGAAGGTGCTTAAAAGGTGGCGCAGAGCCGCGCTCAGGGACTAGTCAGACAGCTTGCTCACAAGCGTGTCCACCCTGCGCCCCATATCCTGAATCAGGATGGCGAGCTCCGCCTGTATCGAGTCGCGCTGGTCGGTGACACGGTCGATGTCTTCCTTGCACTCAGACCTGATGCTTTCGATGACCAGGTCGTAGCGCTCACGCATCTTCTCAATGCGCTCGTCGTATGACTCATTGATCTTATCGACTTGCTCTTGGAACGAGGCCACCAGGCCGTCCAGGCGCTTCTGCATGCCAATGTGCTGCCAGATAAGAAAGCCTGCGAGCAGACCGATACCACCAGCGTCAACGAGTTGGGCTAGTAGGTCGTCCGTCACCCTCAGTCGTCCACAATCTCGACAGCGACGCCCTCACCAATCTCCATGGTGCCGACTTCAATGTTGGCGTAGTCGGTACGGAGCGAGCCAAGCACCTGGGCGATCTTCTCCACCGGCACTTCGGCCAGCTTGTCAGCCGCCTCGTTGAACCCTTCCTCGCCAGTCAGCTCACCCATCATATGAAGGAAGCCCGGCACCAGCAGCGCCCACCCGAGAGCGTCTTTGTCCGAATCACTTAGCGCCATCAGGCTTCTCCTCTGGCGCCGCAGGGGGCTCGGGACACTTGGGGCACGATGCCTCGAGAACGCTCTTGGGGAGCTTGACCGGGTCGGCTGACAGAATACACACGACGACGACCTCCGGGTCACCGTCGCCATGCACGGTCAGGCAGGTGCCCTTCTCAGCGTCCTTCTCGATAGACCATCCACCCTTCTTCAAGGTGTAGGTGCTGCCGCATCCGCCCATCGAGAGCATCAAGATGACGCCCACAGCCAGCGCCGCCACAAAGTCAAAAGCAAACCGTTTCACGCTCCCTCCAGGGGCAAGTCATTCAGTGCAGAGACCATAGCAGGTCACTACCCGTTCCACCTAGCCTTAGAAAGGCGCACGTCGTAGTGCGTGAAGTTTGAGCCAGGGTACACGCCAATGCCGCCCTGCGGGATGGTGCCCTCGGCGATGAGTTCCTCGAGACACGCCGATACCTCGGCCGGTGTCTTGCCGCTGATGCGGATGTCAGCAGCCTTGCCCGTCAGGTGCTGAGACTTAGACGCGCCACCGACACGCTTGTTGTATTCCTTGGTGCGGTAGGCAGAGATGATCACAACGGGCGCTCCCAGCCGAGCTCGGAGGTGCTCGAGCGCGAGACAGAGCGCGGCGACGTTACCCTGGTACTTGGTGGGCACCTGGGTGCCGTCCTTGCAGGCGAACTCGCTGAGCTTGAAGTGCTTGGTGACTTGCATGTGTTGGCTCCTATGGTCCTGGCGGGAACAACTCTTTGTCCATCTGCTCGTATTCTCGTTCGGTCTTCTTGCGCACGTATTCTCGGCCCTTGGTGCGCTGAGACCGATTAAGCACGCGCAGCCCGTCCTTCTGGTATCTCTTAAGGCCTTTGACCATCTGCTTCTGGCTGCGAGTCTGGCTTTTCACAGCACGCATCTGGGCATCGAACTCACGACCTATGATCTGCTGAAGCGACGATCGCCTAGACTTCATCTCATTGAGGATTTGCCGCGCTGCAACCACACGCTCTAACGCCCGCTCTCTCTCAGGGCCTGGCGGCAGGGGGCCCACCCTTCTAATCAGCGCGTTCAGCTGACTTTCCTGCGCCTCGATCTGCTTTGTAGACGCAGCGCCAGCAGCCTTGAGAGCCTCAGACTTCATTTTCTTAAAGAGTTCGGCTGCCTTTGACTCATTACCAACCATAAGCTCAGGTCGGGGCAGCTTGAACCAGTGGTCCATAAGAATGCTCATGAAGTCATTAGGCGCACGCTCAAACAAACCTCCACCCTCAAGCGGCTTTGGCTCAACGAGTTTCTGCCCGGCAAAGTACTTTGCGTGCTCAATCTCGCGCTGGGTCTCGGCTATCATCTCAGCCTTCTCAAGCTCGGGGATGCTGTCGTCTGCTTGCAGGTTCAGCACCTTGTCCTGAAGCTCAGGTATGACCCACTCGGCGTATGCACTCGCTGTCTTGCCGGCATACGCAGGTATGTAAGACCTTAGCGACGTCTTGGCTATAAGGCTGATGATGGACCACGCATCCGTTATCCCGCCCGGCAACCCCTTCGCCTTGGTGAAGTCCATGTAGATGTTCGCGATAGCCGAACCGCCTAAGAACGCGCTATCCAGGGCGCGCTTAAATGGAGACCCCATCCCCTTAAACTTAGGCGAAGACAGGCCCTTGGCCGCATCGTACATACGCTTATCGTATGCGCTCATGTTGGCGATCTCTTCCGGCGTAGCTTTAGAGAGCTCAAAGCCCTTGTCGCCTATCGCAGAAACAGCGGTCGGGTCGATAAACCCGAGAGCCTCTTCGGGCGACAGCGCAGACTCGACCATGCGGATGGTTGTGGCCAAGTCTTCCATAGGGTCTGACGTACCTATGCTCCACACGTCAAAGACACCAACATCATCTGTTGGTGAGGTGAGCACTGGCTTGACCTGGTCGAGGTCCCATGAAGATGCCAGCCTAAACAGCTCACTGTTCTCGTCCAGCTGAACCGCTTGCGAGCCAATCACGCTCCCTATCTTAGCCCCGTGTGCAACGGCTTCTGCGTTTCGCTTCACCATCAACGGAACGTAGTCGGTCCATCCGCGATTGACTGGGCCGCTCAGTATCTCCCCAACGATGCCCTGCCGCCCCGGCACCGTTGTCGTCACCGACTGCCAGCCGCTAAACGGTGAGCCAAAGATCGCATCCCACAAAGGGATGTTTCTTTTGGCAACCTGCGCGATAGGCACATTCCTGAAGTTGACGTAGGTGCGGGCCGCCTCAACCGCAGCGGACTTCATCAGAAGCCTCAACAGTTGTGGCTCCGTCAGCTGAACCTTGCCGTCCTTGAGAACACCAACCTTGCCGGGCTCGTCCGTAGCTCTTTTTGTCAGCCTTGTTTGGATGTTTCTCCCCATCGGTATGCCGATGCTTTTCCCCTCAGGAAGCATGGCGATGTCAGACAGATAACTGTCTGCCTTCTTCATGGTCTCCCAGCCCTTGGCGATGTTGTCCGGCTTATCAAACAAGCGGGAGAGAAAATCCATCGGCATGTCATATGCCCGCACACCGCCCTTGTAGAGCTTGTCGATAAAGGCATCTCCCGCCTTGATGTCGAGCAGGTTTTTGTTTTTTGCCAGCTCAAAGGTAAAGCTGCTGTCAAGGATGTCAGACGACTGCATCAGCGCTTCGAAGTGAGACTTTGGTCTCTTGGTGGGGAGACCTTTGTTATACCTGGCCATGTCCACAAACCAGTCAACCATCCTCGGCAACGCAAGCGGGTCGCCCCATTTAAGGCTGGCCGCCATGGTGTTTGCCAGGCCAGCCGCCTGAAGCGAGCCTGGGTTAAGGGCGACACGCCCCTTCTTAATGCCTCTCGATAGGCCCGCAAGCAGCTTTTGCGCGGACTGCCCAAACAGGATAGGCAAGGGTGCGTCTGCCCAGGCCCTGTCAGCAAACACAAACTCAACCGAGGACAGCAGGTCCCCCTTCATATAGAGCTCTGGCGTCATGCCCTCGTCTAAGATCATCGGAGATATGCGGACGTCGCGCACGCCCGCCGGGATGTCTGGCCTTCGCAAACCAAGAGCGTCAAGGATAGGCTCTGGCACCTTCTTCATGCGCGCAAGGCGTCTTCGCAGTGGCCCAGGCATTGGAGTTCCGCTGTCCTTAGCGTAGTTCAGGATGGCCTGCGGAGAGTTCCTGGTTATAGGCGGAAGCGTGCCCTCTCGTTCGTACCTGTACTTGAAGAACTCGAGTTCCGCATCGACCGGTGGCCTGCGCTTAACAGCGCTCTGCATCTGCACGAGGCCCTTGGCAGGGTCGACAGACGCCATCTCATACGTCGTGTGCCTAGGGTGCCACTCCCGGATGGTCTTGCCCATGGTGTTCAGGTGGAACAACTTCCGTGACCTGGTTGCAGCTCTGTGCATGTTGGCGTTTAGCATTGAGCCAACAACGATCTCCTTGAACTTCGGATCAAGCTGAAGAGACTCGGACAGCAGGTCAACCACAGAGAGAGTCTTAGGCTCTCCGGTCTGCCAGTCCTTGTATCGGATGGCCACGTCATTGATCCTGCCCTCTATGGCCTCATCAAGAAGCGCCAACACCTCTTTGGGTGGCACCTTCACCCGGCCACGCCGCGCCAGTTCCGAAGAGGCCAGCTTGGCCGCCCCTTCACGAGCGGCTTTAGCCTGGAACATGTTTGCTGTGCGCGTGTCCATCGCGGCCTGAATCTCTTGGTACACCATCTCCCTAAACTCAGGCACGTTCCTTAGCGGGCCGCTCTCAAACCACTCAGCGGCGTCCTCGATGATGCGGAACATCTCTGGCGTCATGCGCTGCACAACCGGCGCGACATCGCGCACCACAGGTGCTACGTCAGCGATGCCCTCTTGAGTCATCTCTCTCGCTGGAGATAGACCGCGCGGCTTGCCGGGCTCACCAGTGATGTCATAGAGCTTCTGCTCAAACTCGTATCCAAACCTCCTGCCGGGTGGCGGAGGTTGTAGGCCCGGCGATATGACTGGGGACTCATATGCTGCACGCCCAGGCCTTTGCCATGGGATCACCTCATATCGAGGCGCTGGTATGTTGATAACCTCAGGCGCGACCACCTCTTCGATGGGAACCAGCGCACGGCTTCTTGGCACTTGCGGCGGAGCCGCTTCAGCCTGCGCTGCTTTTGCCGCCTCGACCATCTGGCGGGCCTGCATGTCAAGCCTGTGCGACGTGTTGATGGCCTCGTCGTACATCCGCGCATACTCAACAGGATTGGTCTTGTGCAGGCCCTCTGCTCTCGCCGCATCAAGCCGCTCGTATAGGCCTCGAGAGGACTGCTCCGCTTCGCTTACCGCAGCTCGAGCCCTCTCCCACTGAGTAGCAGCCACAACATCTGGAGGCGTGGCCGCTTCCTGGGGAGGTGGTGCTTGGCGGCCAGCCTCCCGCCTAGCCTCTACTTGACGCCTAACCTGCGCGACCTGTGGCAAGTCTGGCACCGGCTCAGGAGGTGCAGCAGCCTCACGCACCCCCACTACCCGCGTGCCGGCTGGCGTTTCCGCAGCCCTAAAGGCGCGCTCCGCAGCGACAAACGGGTCTCCACCAGCCTCGTCCATCATCCGCATCAATGCAGCGCGCCTGCCTTGCGCG